GGACACGGCCATCGCTTGAATACTGGTTGCCACACTCCGGACATTCGAGCGCACCATACGACATCCCCTCATGTTCGGGAAACGATGTCCATCCGTTCGACCGATATGGCTCTTTCAGCCGGAGCATGTTGCCGGTTGTGGTAACACCGAGTTTAAACGCATCAGTTGTCTGGTGGTATCTTCCCGCGCATGACGGGCAAATAATATCAGCCATTATTTTTCTCCTTCAATCCAGACATTGCCAACTCTGCGCCCATGCGCTCATTCATCCGCTTTATCACGTCCGGCAGACCTCGTTCTTCGTCTTCGTTTTTCTCGACTTCGCCTGAGAACTCGTCAATTACGATCGGGCCTCGCTTTCCTTCCTTCCTTTTTGGAGGAAAGAGAGTTTCATGATTCTCTTTCTTCGTTCTGAAAACCAGATATCCAGTAACGAGAGCTGAAAGAATTGTGATTATCCCGCTCGTGGCCGCGCTTGCCAGCATCAGCCAAAAAACATCGAATATTGTTATCTGCATCATGCTCCATTCTCCTATGCATCTAAATAGTATCTTTGAATTTAGATAATAAATTTTGCATCTTCCGTTGATATAAACTATGCAAAATGTTTTGCACGGTAAATCTTAACGGCTCATATATGTCCAATATTCTCGTCGCAACCAGAATGTCACTGTTTTCTTGGACCTGATCAATCCTTAAATATTTCATATCACAATTACCTTCATTCCGATCAACAACAAATACCCTTGAACCATCTCCGAGAAAATCCTCTATTAACTTTAGTTGGTCCGCTTCCATTCTCATCACATCCCCGCAAAATTATCAAAACTTTCTTCAAGATTCCGAGCCCGTGACTTCTTTATACCCATTATCCGGTCGAAATCCTCTTGCGCTGTTGTCCTAGGCAATTCCTTTTTCTTTTTTAGCATAGCCGGGTGCGCTTCGTCAATGACCCTTCCGAGTGTAGCCCCACAATCAATCTCATCGTCATTCGCACCGGATGGGAATCTAATGTACTGATCGATAACAGAATCACCGTCAGGGCCTACGGGGATATGAACCATTCCCATCGAAGCCATAGCCTGAAACGGGCCAGCCTTGGTCTGCTTATCGTGGCCATGGGGAGATACCGGCTCAATTCGGCAAAAGACCTTTTTTTTGAGCATGTCACGTTTGACATAACCCTCTACCGCCTTCCAGTTGTTGTCGTCCTCTGGAAACCAGCAAAACGGTTTGAATTGCGTAATTAAGGGCAGGGCCTTTGCCATGCTTTTATCAATCGTCTCTTGCGCTCTAAATCCACCACGGAGCCAGATATGCCCACCGTTATCAATTCCCCACATCCGAAAACAGTTAAAATCGTTATGGTCCTCACCACCAGGCGCGTGATCTGATGTCATGTAATGATTAAGGTTTTCCGGTTGCTCGCCTAGTTTGTATCGCTGAAACCAATCCTTCTGAAAAAATGAACCCTGCGGCGGCTGCGGCCTTTGTTGAAATAACGCGCTCCATGTCCTTGCCTGGGCCTTGAACCCCTCGAAATGCTCTGGTGTAAACCATTCAGGCCATAGATACTCTCCAACTTCCCGGCCTAGGGGGTCGTCTCTTCTTTCGCACTGGGCAGGGATGCAGACCACATACCATTTTCTTCCGTCTCGGCAATCTATTAGTCCGTTTTCACCGTCATAATCTTCTGGCAGGATCTTACCGGAGATATCGTTTTCTGACCATCTGGTCTGAATTATTATCTCGGACCCGCCTGGTATCAATCTTGTTCTCAGGTCATCCTGGTATGCGTCCCACGTCTTCTTTTGGATTGTCTCGGAATCAGCATCTTCACGTCCCTTAACCGGATCGTCAATTATCAATAAATTTGCACGATTACCAGTTATTCCCGAGAGTATTCCACCGGAAATATACTCAGACCCGTTTTGCAATGCCCAATAGTCGGCAGCTCCCGTATCTCCGCTGATCGCAGTATCGAAAACATTCTGATACTTTTTACTCCTGACGATCTGTCTTGCCCTTCTTCCGTGTTTCTTTGCCAGGTCAGACCCGTATGATGTTAGAATAACCTTGTAATCTTTCTTTCTGCCCATTGCCCATGATGGGGTGACAACTGATCCATAACTCGATTTGGCCGATCCGGGCGGAAGAAAAATCATGGCCCTCGGTATCTCTCCGAGGATAACTTTTTGGAAAACTTGCAGGATTAAAACGTGGTGCGCGGCAAGGCCAGTCTCGACTGGTTCAAGCTCCCACTCTTCATCCTCATCACTCGACGGAACACCTGGAATATCAATGTATTTAGCAAAATCCAGCAGGTTATCTCTTGATCGCTTGCGCTTCAGTAACTCTTTAGCAATTTCTGATTTCGAGAACGTCATTTTTCGATTGCCATATCCAATAGCTCAGAGGTCGGAACCTCATCTAACGACCTGTAGTTATTGATTTGCACAGCCACTTCGGGGTCTTTCCCTAGCACAACATCCTTTCCTTTTGAAATGGTATCGGCTCGGTGCTTAAAATCCAATTGATCATTGCAGGCATGGGCCATTGCGTCCTGAACATTTTTTATCGCGCACGATGCAAAAAACTGAACATTACGGGTCCTTTGTTCAACTACGTTCAGAACAGATAGGGCTTCCAACTCTGACAAATTTGCAAGCTCCTGTTTTGATGTAACAATTTTGTCCACTAACCGTTCATTTTTTCGAGGTATCCCTTTTACCCATAGATTTGCTGTGCCAGTACCGATTTTATATTTTGCTGCTAAATCGCGCTGGGAAAACTCACCCGTCATCCAATCTGCAACTAACTGTTCTCTATTTGCACTTGTTCGCCTTGCCATGATCTTATCATAAAGAATAATTACATTAATGTCAAAAAAATATTAATTCTTAAAATCCGTAGGCCAATTCACATAAAAACAGCGAAAACATTTGCTCTTGGGGTTAGGTGTAAAAATAACCATCAACCCAGGGGAGGGACCGCAAACCTCCCCTTTCAACCTTCATTCCTTCTTAAATCAATACCGATTGAGTATGCTGATTCTTAAACTCAGCCCTGTTTTCCATCTGCGCCGTTATTGCGCCGCACAGTGTCTCCACAATCATTCTCTTTTCAGACATTATAGGGTCGTTCTCCCTGGGAACAGTACACATGACAAACGTCTCGCCGACGACAAGATAGAAATTCTCATCGGCTATTTTCACCAGGGTCCTGGTACATGTGTCACAGTCATGCTTATTACATCCGTTCATTTATCACACTCCCCTATCAATGCGCACACTCCATCTCTAGTAAGTAGTGAGTATTCCTCAACTATTGCAGTATGAGCACCCGTTATTTGATACATATTCAATTTCCCTCCCGATAAAAAATCAAAATGACCTCTACCGTTCACGATACACATCCCTTCTTGACCGAGCATAAAAACTCGCTGGCCTAAATCGAATTTAAAATCATTTTTTTCTTTTTTCATCTTCACTCCTTAAAATCATCCACGTTGACCGATAACATTTCGTTGGTGTCTGGTTGATGCTTCCATACCAGTTACCATGTTATCGTGTAGCTTCTGCCAATCTGGTATACTCTGCCTTGAATTCGAGGATACTGTCACAGAGCGAACCATGTCTATTTTTTTTCACCTCGTAATTCATTTTGTATTTATCGACCTTGTGCCGTTTCAGCATAATTCCAACATCAGCAACAGCCGACCAGTCTCCAGCCCCCTTTAATTCCAGTAAATCGGTATTCCCTCGCCCCACATCGTTCGATACCTGACTGAGACATATCAAGGTAGCCTTTACATCCTTTGCGAGTTTTTGAAGCCTCTGTGCTATTTCTGACTGTTCTTGGTATTGGCCCTTTGCGTCTGGAACCCTGACGTTTTGAACGTAATCTATAAAACCAATATCAACCCCGCCTTGAAGATCTGCCTTGCGAAATGCCGTTTCAATGTCTGCAAGGGTGAAAATATCATCGTATATTTTAAGTTTTGTTGATGAAAGAACGGACTTTGCAACTTCTGCCCGTTCATTTTCCTCTTCGTCGTTATATTTTCCTGATAAAATCCTATACGAGTGAATACCTGTTATGTTCGCAACAAGCCTTGAAATTATCTGTTCTTCAGTCATTTCCGTGGAGATAATGACAATACTCGGGCTCATCCCTTCGTTTATAAGATTGATAATTTTCTGGATCATCACCGCTGTCTTCCCGGTGCTTGTCCATCCTCCCAAGGCCCAAATATGGCCAGGAACGTACTGGATGTAACGCTCTTGCAGGAAATGGAACCCTGTGTTAAATCCCATTGAACCGTTTTTCTTATTCTGTTTTACCTTCGCATCAAATCGTTTTATCACTGGAAGGATATCCGGATTCTTCTTTCCTGCTGACATTTCCTGCTGATAAAGGCTAAGAACATCATCAAGTAATTGTTCGTTTTTTTTATTTGAAGAGGTTATTTTCTGCAAGGTCGATAAGATTCTTCTTTTTTTTGCTTCCCCGGCTATTTCACGCGCATAATCATGCGCTGCCGGGGAATATGCCCCTGTTGTTGCGCTGGCCAGGTATTCTACAAGAGATCGGTCACGGTTTGAAACGCTCACCAGGTCGATTGATTTCTTTTCCGACCAAAGGGCCACGATATGGATGAATGCTTTCCTTGCCGGTTCGCAAAAAAAGTCTTCGGCCTTAACGGTTTCAACCACATCTATTATTTTTTTCTGAGATAGAAGCAATGCTCCGATTAGTGCGTTTTCTGTTTCTTGTATCATGGTCCCCACTCGCTTATATGATTTACTCGGACTTCATCTTCCCAGCCTTTTCCGTTTACCCATGTGCTGCAATGGGGAATATATTGGCCGTTATCTTTTTTCCACTGATCACTATTTTTATGGTTTTCAAGAGATTCTAAAATATTATCGAATATTCCATTTTCACAGTTATATTTTTTCCATGAGATAAACGCTTTTGCCTTTCCTTTTTTGTTTGGGTATTTTTCCCAGAAAAGTAAAAACTTTTCGGTATAATCTTTTGTTTTAGTATTAGGTTTAGTATTAGGATCTTTAGTAGCGCCCTGCGATCTGTCCGTTATCTGTCCGCTATCTGTCCGCGATCTGTCCGTTTCGCATTTTATCTTATTGGAATCTATCAACCTTATCTGTCCGTTATCTGTCCGCGATCTGTCCGTTATCTGTATCACTATCTGCCCGCGCTGATTCTGTTTATTTTTGGTACTTTTCTCATATGAAATATTCACCCCCATTCTCTCTAAAAACCTTGAAACTCTTCCCCTTGACCATCTCCATCGTGAAGCATATCCGGCAATGGTTGCATCGTTTGAAACATCATAATCAACTTGTAAAGAGAATGCCGCCTCAAGTTCCGTAAACTCCCTAGAGAGTGGCAAAAATTTAGTGAAGAATTTCGATATAGGTACCCATTTCCCTGATTTCACAAGTCACACCCGCCACTTATCTTTTATCCGCTGTAATACCTCATCAGTAAGATGAACCCCTTGTCGAGATAGTTTGTTTTTTTCTTCTGTATATCGACGCAATCTATCAGACCATGCAAGCCTTGATTTTAAACGCTTAAAGGAAGATTTTTCCATTTTATCACCCAATAAAAAATCCCTAGCGGCAGAACCAAAGAGGAAAAACGGGAAATAGGCCCATCTCTTTGTTTGGCGTGTTCTGCCGCCAGGGATCAATAATTGCATGTTTTTCATTTCTTCCCTATTTAAAGAAGTTTGAGTTGTTACCGGACCCCGTAGCTGCCAACTACCCGATGCTTATTATTATACAACGGCCTTCCAATTTTGGATAATGTTTTTGCAATGTTATGTAGATATTTTAATGATTTTATACAACCAACACACAGAGCAAAACTAGAAGAGGCTCTTTTGTTTAAACCCCGAGGCCTTAACCTTCTCATCCTTCACCCGCTTACGCTCCTTACCTATCCACTT